CTGATTTTGGCGGCGATCCTGAAGCCGCGCTGCACCAGTGCTCTTGTTGGGCCGAACATCATCATGCGCTCTGGAAGACGCCAGCGGTTTCGGCGGTGGCTTTCATGACAACGCGGAAAGTGCCGCGCGCCGAGAGCACAATCATCGGCGCCTCCCTGGTCAGTGTCGCAACGATGAAGTAGTCCGTATCGCTCTTGATTTGGATCTCGGCAAAAGTGCCATCCGGAATGATTGGCGCGGTCCCGCTGATGAGGTTGAGCGTCGCCTCATCGCCCGAGGCGAGTGTGAAGTCGGCGCTGGCGCGCTCTGCGGTTCCGAGGGTGATCAAAGCTGGCATGGTGTGTCCTTTTGAGTCTGCTGAATGGGTGGGTTACTTGGTTGGCGCCATGGTGACGCTGGCCTGCAGCTGCACGCCGAGAATTGCCTCCGCGCGCTGCAAGCTCATGGCCGCCAGGTTGGCGTTGGTCACGCCTTCCAGGTCAGATCCGTAGGCGTAATAGGTGGTCATGTTCTCGAGCGCACTCTCCCACTGGTCATCGATCGATGCTTCGCCAAAAACGGAGCTGGCTTCGATGCCTGGGGCGTTGGGCGCTGGCACATTCACTGGCCGCGCCGCGTACTGGATTTCGATCTTGGTGCCCACGAGTGCGGGCGGGTAAACCTGGAACAGCCTGGGCGTTCTCAGGTCGTGGCCGAAGTGCAGGATCACATTGGTCTGATTGGCCTTGCGCCAGCCAAAATCCACAGCGTCGATGTCCTGCAGGTCGGCTTTGGTGATGGGGCGAAGGTTGCCGTCGCCATTGGCCGGGATGTCGATCAGCGCCGAGGCATTGGCCGGCAGAGACTGGTTGACGCCCGCCACCAGCAGCATCGTGGTCGTGATCGCGGCGATGTCCGGCCTGGCAACGACGATGTCGAGCTGGGCTTGGTTCATCATGTCGACCAGGTCTTTGGCGGGCACGCGCACGCCGGTCGAGTCGTTGAGCCGGCGCTGGATCCGGGCGATGAGCTTGTTGGCACTGATGGGCATGTCTTAGCTCCCGAACCGCACGGGGCGGATGATGATGTCGCCAGATCCGCCGGCATGCAAAACGCGGTTGAGTGCAGCAGACTTCTTGGACTGGAATATGTTCTCGTAATAGGCCGACATCTGCTGATTGGTCCAGGGCTTTTGGTCCATGGCCATGAGCCTGGCTTTGGTGCCGTTGGCGATGGTCATGCGCTCGGTGCGCATCACGCCGTCGGGCAGGCTGTCGACCAGCGGCTTGTTGGTCAGCTTGGCCAACACGGTCAGCTCGACCGTCTCTGTCGGGGTTGGCCACAGCCACAGATCGCCAGCCGAATTGAGTTCGAAGAACTGCGGGCTGGCCCCGGTGGCCGAAGCCCAATTGGGGTTGACGCGAGCGATTTCTTGCCTGGTGCCGGGGTGGATGGCCCTGCCATTACCAGACACCGACAGCACGCCGTGGATCAGCGCGCCAGCGGGCGCAAAGAGGCTTGTTGTGTCTTGCTCGGCGTAGGTCGACACGCCATAAATCGTCTCGACCCAGGCCCCTGTGTCGATGCAGAACTCGTCCATCACGATGGATGCGGTCTGCATGATCAGTGGGGCCGGGCAAGCCGGTAGCTCCAACATCACCAGGACAAGGAATTCGTCTCGCGTCATTTGTCAGCCCTCGATCAGGTGATCTGGAAGGCGTAGCGCTGGTTCTGCTTGGGCACCATGGTCTTGCCGTTGGCGCTCAGCGAGAAGCTCTCGACCACTGCGTCAGCAATCACCTGGGCGACCTCGCGGGGCACCAGGCAGGGCGTGCCGCGCGGGATCAGGAACATGTAGCCGTTGTGGCCGATCTGGACGGCTTCGTGGCCGTTCTCATCATTGCTCGTGAAGACGGTCAGCAAGACCTTGTCGCCAGACAGCGATGCGTCGTGGTTCGCACCAGCGATTGCAACACCGCTCTCGGCGATGCTCTCGGCCTGGGCGTGGCTCGTTTGACCGTCGTTGAGCGTGGTCACGGAAGAGTTGGATTTGGAAGCGGTAGCCATGTTTGTGTCCTCACAGTTGGCATTGGGAAAGTGGTCACTCGACCAGGAAAAAGCCCCGGAGCATCACTGCATCCGGGGCTCTGGGGCCGCTGATTAGGCGGTTGCGGCGCACTCGGCGCGGACCATCCAGGCGTCATTCAAAATGACGCAAGTCTGCATGGCCTTCCAACCCACATGGCCGCGCTGGGCCAGCGGATCGCTGTCGCTCGGCTTGGGGTTGACGACCATCGGCACGGCCGCGTACTGACCCTTCAGGGCCACGATGCCGTAGGCGTCGCGGGCCAGGAACAGGATCGGGTACACGTCGGCGCTGGTGCCGGTCGTGGACAGCATCACACCCTTGGCGCCACCCGCATCAGCCCAGGGCTCGAACACGGTGGACGACACGTAGCGCACCTCGTCGCACTTGCCGATCTCGTTCTCCCAGGGGGTGATCGAGCCGTAGCGCTCAGCAGGCACGAAGCCTGGCAGTGCGCGCACATCACCTTCCATGTCGGGATGGATCAGACCGACGAAGCCAGGGGCCACGTTCTCGGTGCCGTAGGCGGGCGTCGAGCGCACGATCTGGGTGATCGAACGACCGTTTTGGCGCTTCAGGGCACGAACCGCGCGGCGCTGAACCGACACGGAGATCGAGGTGTTCACTGCGTTGCGGGTTGCGCCGTTGGCGTACAGCACGTTGGTGCCAGCCTTTAGCTGACCGAAGCGCATCTTCTCGATCATCTGCGCGGCCTGTTCGCCCAGGACTTCCATGGCTTCATTCAGCACAGGATCTTCGTGGGTGTCCATGACCACGTCGGTGATCGTGACCTTGTCGCCATACTGGGTCAGCGTCGCGTTCACGTCGGTGACGTTGAGGGTCTGGCCGGCAGGCGTCACGCCTTCGGTCAGCGCCACAGGGGTGTTGGGCAGCGCGTTGTAGCGGCGGAATTTCACCGTCTTGGATGCGTTGCTGGGCAACGTGCGTGCCTGGCCGAATTTCTCCAGGACCAGGTAGGGGATGCCGCGCTTGAGAAGTTCTTTCTCGGCGTAGGCTGCGGTGCGGGGCGAGATGTCGCCGTAGGCTGTAGTCATGTTGTTTCCTAGCGATTCAAGGGGTTGTCGTGATGCGAAATGCATCAATCGAAAGGAGCGAAAAGACGTCTTGCTGCCGTATGCAGACCGGCCTGACCTTTGCGGGGAGCGAGTTGCTTGTCCCAGGTCTGGCTGTCAGCGCGACCGATGTCGTGCTCCGAAATTGCGAGGTGTTTGGTGTCCGGTGCACCCCGCTACACCGGCTGTGAGGCAGACTTTTCAGGGCCTACTGGCAGACGGAAGAAAGGCCCGCAATTGCGAGCCCTTCGTTGCTTGGTTGGGCGCCGGTGTGGCGCCCAGGTTGACTAGTTCTTGGCCCAGGCCGTCTCGTATGAAACTTCTTGTGGCGCCTCGGTGGATTCGCGCATGAGCTGGCCTTGCGCGTACCCAGCCTCTCCAGCCTCCGCGACGTTCTCGCCAGCACCGACCTTTTTTACGATCGCTTTGGCTCGACCAATCGCGGTAGGCGCGTTATCGACCACCTCCCCAACGGAGCGGGCTATGGCTTTACCCATCCTCGCCCGGCCAAGGATTGGCACTGCGGAAAACAGAGCCATCGCCATGCCTTCCTTGTCACCAGCTCGGATGGCCTTGTCCAGATCGAGGGCTGCCCCTACCTGGCCGATGCCTGGCAGGATCTGCGCGGCCTCGTAAGCGAGTGGATATTCACGCTGAAGGTAGGCGTGTCCGTCTCGAACCACATCAACCGCCGAGCTAACAAGTCGCCCGGCGTCCTCTGCTGGTTGGGTGGGCTTGTCGGCCATGGTCAGAATTGCTTCCAGGCCGACTCGTAGTCGTCGGACTTGGTGGGCGCATCGGGCAGGCGCATACCGGTCGAGCGCACGCCTTCTGCGTTGTCCGCTGCCTCGGTGTTGGCTGGATCTTCAATGGCTGCGGCGGCTGGTGCGGCGTTCTTGGCGGCCCACTTCTTGAAGTCGCCGAGCATGCGCACGATCTCGCGCGAGGTGCCGCCCTCGATCACACGGTCAATCTCGGCGCTCTTGTCGCCCTGCTGCGCCTTGAAGTCTTCGAACTCCTTGCTCGCGCCGATCTCAGCGAAGTCGGGGTGAGCGTCAGAGATCATCTCGAAGTGGCCACGCACCTTGTCGTCGCGGATGTCGCTGATCAACTGGTCGACCGTGCCGCTCATGGGCTTCATGGCCTTGCCGGCTTCGGCCGAGATCATCACGCCGATCATCTTCGTGAACTCGGGGCCAAAGTCTTCGGTCATGCGCTGCATGGCCTGCTCTGGGGTCATGTCACCAGATGCCACGGCGTCAGCGAACTCGGTGGCCGCCTCGCGGGCCTCACCACCTTCGCCATCGACATCGACATCTTCGGCCTGGGCTGGCTCGGTGGCTCCACCCTTGGCGGCTGCTTCGCGTGCTTCGAGCTCGCGCTCACGGGCACGCAGTCGGCCTTCCCAGGACTTGGCGCGCTGCACATCTTTGGGGTCGGTCGGCTCGCCGTCAGCGACCTCGGCAGACTCTTCGGCTGGCATCTCGGCCACCTCTTCTGCTGGGCCACCCTCGGCGGCGGCTGCCTCGGCTTCAGCAGCCTCGACCGCTGCGTTCTCTTCGCCGGCTGGTGAGCCCTGGCCGTCATCGGGATCGATGCTCACGCCGGCAGATTCTGCGGGCGGGGCCTCGTCCTTGATGGACAAGCCAAAGGCTTCGTCTTCCGACATCTCTGTCGGCGCGGCGTCCTCTTCGGCGAAGGCCTTGGAGAATTCTGCGTCGTCGTTCAGGGTTTCATTGGGTGCCATGGTGTTTCCTTTCGGTGGCTTCAAAGAAGCCGGTCACCCGGCTCCAACTGTCCCAGCGGATGCTGGGGGTCAAAGATTCAAATCTGTGGGCTTGAGTGCTCCGTACCCAGGGCGACGCCACGAATGGCGCGGCACTGTTTGATCGCCGTCTGCAGCTTCACCAGCTCATCAACGCAGCACATCTCCAGCCGCTCCTGGTAGCTCGTGATGGTGCGATCCATCATTGCCACCAGGGCGTTGGCGCAGTCGCTGCCCGCGTAGCTCGCAAGGACTTCGCTCACTGCTCAAGCCTTTGTGTCTCAATGCCTCGGCGCGCGCCCACCTGGCCGCTCTCTGGCGCCATGTCTGGGCGCAGCGTGTCGGTCGGGTCATCGGGGTTCGATGGGCCGGCCTGGCCGGGTGGCACTTGCTGAGCAGGGCCCGAAGGCCCGCCTGGCGCACCCAGGTTTGCGATGCTCGTTTTAGGCGTCGCATCGACCCAGCCCGAGCTGCGCAGAATGTCGTCTGCTGCGGCGGCCACGGATGGCTGCTGCACCGCGATGCCCGCAGCCCGCAGCGCCACAAACACCGAGTCCAGCTTGCGGTCGACGGCGATGACTTTGTCCAGCGCAGCGAGTGCTTCCTGGCGCGCGGCTTCGGCGCGGTCGCGGTCGGCCCGTGCGTTGGACATGTTGATCTTCGATTCGCGCTCGGCAATGTCCAACTGCTGCGTCTTCATCGAGATTTCCTGCTGCATCTTGGCCATTGGATCGGCTGCGATTTCCTCGTCGGTGTTGACCAGGAATCCCAGCTCGTTGGCTTCGGCGCGCAGCTTGTTCAGTTGGCCGCGCTTGATGTACGGCGCATCCATCGGGTTGGCCGTCTGGGCCGCCAAGTCGTTGATCTGGCGAGCCCGAACTTCCTTGGCCACCAGCGAGGTGCTGCCCGTTGGCTTGACGTCGTAGTCGCCCTTGATCGAATCGTCTTTGTGGAACTGCATGTTCCAGCGGTACATCGACCTGATGAAGCTGTTGGTGACGTCATCCCAATTGCTGACCAGATCCTTCAGCACGATGTTGGCCGCGCCCATCAGCATGGACATGCCGCCCATGGTGGCTGCCGCGCCGCTGCTTGGGTTCTCGCCAGTCATGTAGCGCGGGATCGCGGTGGTCTCATCGGCCTGGGTTTCAAAGCGCTCAGCGATCGCCATCATCTCGCCGATGTTGCCGTCGACAACGATGGGGCGAATGGCCGGCTGACCAGGTGAGACCTGGTTGCGCAAGAACGCCTTCCATGGCCGAAAAGATGTCGCGCCGGCGGGGTCGGACAGCAGCGATGGGGTCACCTCGAACATCGGGCCTGCGGTCAGGCCAGCGTTGTCGAGCATCATCCGCGTCGCCGCATTGAGCATGTCCTGGTCATCACGCATGACGGCCGGGAGGCCCTCGGCAAAGATGCTTGTCTCATCCTTGTCGAAGTAGTAAATGTGGTACGGCCAGGTGACGCCATTGATGGGCTGCAGCACTGCCTTGATCACCGAGCCGTCGGGCAGCAGCCAGACGTTCGCGAAGAACGACTCATGCATGCGGCCCTCTGGCACCTTGACGCCGGCCGTGGTCAGCTGCTCGCCACTCACATAGCCCCAGCGCTCGATCACTTCGTAGGTCGACCCAGTGGCGGACTGCAGCGCGTCGCGCTCGCCCATCTGGCGCAGCTCGGATTGAACCTGCCGCATCATGGTGTTGTTGCCACCAGGGAACGACTTGATGTGATCGATGATCCGCTTGCTGTCGAACGACTTGCGGCTCGCCAGGTCAGCGATCTCTGGCCGCGTCATGTTGTGCAGCTCGTACACGTACATGCAGCCAGACAGCTCGGTGGCCGACATGTCTGGGTAGAAGCGCCACAGGGGGACGAAGTCTACAAAAGGCGTGATGTATTCCTCGCTCTTGTTGACCCAGGCGCCATTTTCCTTGACGTACTGCGTGCGCACGCGCCGCTCGATCAGTGGGCCCTTGATCACGCCCGTGCCGTAGATGTGGCCGGAGTGAATGGCCCGCAAGCACGCCTTCTTGTAGTTGGCCTCGACCAGTTGGTCGTCGATCACCACCGCCATCAGCTTGGCCGCTGCCTTGGCTGCCTCCATTGCGGCCGCGTCAACATCGCGATCACTGACCGGCATGGGCTTGATTGGCTGCATCGGTGGCGGTTGGAACTCCTCGCCTGCCTGCTGGGCTTGCTGTGCGGCCTGCTGCAGCTGTTGTTGCTGCTGCTGCATGGCCATGGCAGCCTGCTGCCTGGATCGGCCTTCCATGGCCTTCCTGATCTCGGCCTTTTGGAACTCGCTCAGCGTTGGCTTGGGGGTCGAGTCGATCGACCAATTCTTGTCGCCGCCGGCGGGGAACAACATGTCAGCCACACGGCTGTCTGTCGTCTTGACCTTGACCCGGGTCTTGCGCACGAATGCCGTCGAGCGGCCGGCCAGCTCAGCCAGAACATCTGGCTCGTACTGGCCCTTGTATTGGCGCAGATCGCGCAACCAGCGCTCCTCTGTCGAGCGGCGATCCATCACTGCGCGCGAGAACTCAGCGAGCAAGACCTGGCCCAGCGAAGAGAGCTCGGCCGGCATTGCGCCGTCGTTCTCCATGATCGCCGCCGACGCTGCGTCGTACTGGGCGCGGTCCAGCTCATCCGAAGACGGCATGGCCACAGGCTCCACGATCATCAGCTCGTCTTCAGTGGGTTGATTCATCGTCCAGGCTCTCATCGGGTTCGTTGAATGCGGCGGCAAATTCCGCGTCGCTCTGCTCCAGCGCGTGGCGCTGATCGAGCAATCTTTTGTTCTTGCGGTCGGTGGGCGCCTCGCCCTCATCCCAACCGTCTTGGTATTCGTCAGCTTCCATGCTCATCTCCTAGTAACCCGACTTCGTTGTCGAGCTGCGCTGGCCAGATCCGGAATCAGATCCGATGGGGGCTGTTCGGAATGCCACCGGGAATGCGAAGGTCAGCGACAGCGCATCGCCACCGTCTGGTGAGCGGATGCCGCGCTTGACCATGTCTTCTTTTTTCTCGACCATCTTTCGGCTGTTGCTGCTCAGCCGTGGCTGCGGCGCCACGATGTCAGCGATCAGCGCTGCGTCGTTTGGCAGTCGCGCTGGCTGGTTCTCGAACCACTCTTTCATCAGATACCAAAGCTCTGCGCGCTTGTTCTCAAAGCGCTCGGAATCGATTGCCGCGCTGGCGTTGCTCACACCGATCACGGGGATATTGAGCTCCAGCAATCGGTCGACAATGCCAGCGCCCAGGCCGGTCTTGTCGATGAATATCGCGTCGGGCTGGTGCTCGTTCCAATAGCTCGCCAGCAGGCCGGCTACCTGCATCGTGTTGAGCTCCTCGTGGTACTCAACGCGGAAACACATGCGACCACGGCGGAATGCAATCGCGGTCCTGTCCGCACCGTTGGCGCCGTCTCCAGCTGGATCGCAGCCAATGATCAATGGCGCCCGCGCTTCGATGAAGCTGGAGTTCACCGCCGCCATGACGTCGCTCGGGCTGATCAGTGGGTTCAGCGTCGCAGTCTGGAATGCCAAGACGGCGGTCGCTGGGTACTCCTGATCGAACAGCCATTCAAACCCCCTGCCGTAGCTGGAGATCTTGTTTGCGCGCCACTGCATCTGCTCGGCGTCCAGGCTGTAGGTCGCCTGGTACTTGACATCCTCTTTCGAAAACTCCTGATCGGACTTGACTCGCGCCCGGTATTCGTCTTGCCAGAACCACGGCACAAAGATCGCGATGTACTCGCCCTTGCCTGCCTCGGCCTCTTGCCACATCAAGTGAAAGGCGTTGCCCTGGCCGTTGCCAGTGGACTCCATGATGATCTCGCTGCCGGCCATGTCTGCCACGGTGTTGCCCAGGCCAGCCATGTGCATCTGCGGATTGCGCCAGAAGCCGAACTCCGAGCCGTGAATCAGCTGGGCTGTGTTCGATCGTCCGACGCCGTCCGTGCCGGCCGTGGCCAGCTTGTATCCAGCATCGATCACGCCAAAGATCAGCTCCTTGGCGTTTGAATTCTTGGTGCTCGGCGCCAGTGGGTTGTGGTCCTGGTAGCGCTTGACCATCTCAAACAGGTTGGTCGTCGCCTTGTCCTCGTGGGCAACAATAAATGCACTCTTGCTCTGCGTCGTGACCTGGTGGTAATAGCGCTCGCCGATGTAGGTCGAGATGCCCTGCTGGCGCCCTTTGAGCACCAGCGCGCGGACCATTCCAGTCTCTGCCTTTTGCTGCTCCAGCCGCTCGTGCACGTAGCGTTGAGCCCGGTTCAGTCGGAAGGGGATGACCTTGCCCGCCTTGTCCTTGATCTTTGCGCAGTGCGAGATGTGCACCAGCAAGCTGTCGCGCACCCGGCGCAGCGCCTGCTCTCTGTCCTTGTCGCTCATTGCGGTCATCAGGACATCAGCCTCTCACCGGTCTCAAACTCTTCTCGGCCATCCATGGCGTTGTGCATGATGCGATCCGAATAGATGCTGCTCTCGACCGGCCTGCACCAGCAGCAAGAAACATCGCTGCCCACATCGTGCGGCTTGCAGTCATCGTTCGGGATGATGTGCTCGGTCGTGATGCCCATCTTCTTCAGCTCAACTCTGAGCCAATTGACCTCGCCCTCGCCGTCATACATCGGAGGCATTGATCTTCCTCAGAAGGTCATCGACCTCTGCCTGGTTGTTGTTGGCGTCCTGGTCCAGCTTCAAAATCTTGCGCTGGATCTGGATCATCGTGGCTAGGCCAGCAATCACATCCTTCAAATTCTTCACCCGGCCAGACAGGCCGATCACATAGCGGTACAGATCGTTGGCCTTGTCGACACCCTTGTCGTCAGGGCTGAGCATCAGCTCACCCAGCCATTCCAGGCGCTCAGCGAACTCAGGCCGACCCAGGTTGGCCAGCTCTTCCAGCTGCTGTCGCCCGGTGCCAATCGCCAGGACCACATCCTTGCGGTTGAGCAGGTCAGCACTGGCCACGATCTCAGCATTGGCTTCAACCACCGCTGCATCAGACACTCTGGCCTCTTTGGATACCAAACTGGATACCTGCGCCTTGGATACCTTGGCCTCTGCTTTGGCCAGGATCTTCTTGCGCAGATCTCGCTCCCATCCATCGACCTTGGCGCGCTTGTTGATCGCCCCGTGCGTGATGCCTGCTTCTGCGGCGATTTGTCGCAGGGTCTTGATCCCGGCGCGGTAGTCGCGCTCAATGATCTCCCAGTCGATCGTCCGCCTCGTCTTGTCCGTCTTGTCCGTCATGGCCTACTCCTGCCCGCCGGCTGTGATCCGGAAATAAAAAAGCCACCGAGGGTTTCCCAGTCGGTGGCAAGAGCCCTTGCGGACCCCATGAAATCTTGCGCCAGTCAGGCAGCGGCCCCGTGGATCCCCGGGAGATCGGCGAGGATCCACGGTGCACGCCTGCAATGCTGCGCTGATGGCTGCGCCTTGCCCGGCGCTGCACGGGCCGCCTTGGCCTCTCCAGCCCCTTCCGTGTGGGGCGGTTCAGCTGGTTGGCGGGTTTCTTCCTGTGCGCACCTGCGTGCGACGGAAAGCAAAAAGGCCACCGGGTGAAGGGTGGCCTTTGGAAATTTAGAGCGAACTATGCCCACGAGGGGGCCGCTTGTTTTTATGTGGGGTCTGTCTGTCCCACTTTGTCGCTGCCGACATTGTATAGGACCAGGGGTGCGCAAAAGGCTTATTTCGGGCTGCTGTCAGGCGCTTGCTCAAAAGGCATCGGATGGTTCAAATTTCCATGACCCAGAGCCAAACAAGCCCTGGCGAAACTCCTTCAGCCGGACGATTCGGTGGCAACACTCCTCGATACCCCATTGGGGCGAGCCCAGCGCCACGAGATCCCCTGCTACCGCCCCGTCATTGAACTGCGGGTAGACGAGCTGCACGAAGTTGTGCTCGCGGTTGACCCACCCATCAGCCGGGTGCGCAGCCTTTACCCCGGCTGCGCGCAGACCGGCAATCCAGACATCCTGCTCTTGCTCCAGGGCGCAGGCATGCTTGCGCATCTCGGCCACCATGGATGGATGCCCTGTGACGCCCATCATAATTTTGGCTGCAAGTCCCATTTGTCATTCTCCTTTTGGTTGTGGGTTGGTTGGTGGCGCAGAGGCCCTTTGTCGCCGCTTCGAATGGACCGCTATTGGCGTCCATTGCGAACATCCTCTGGTGCAGTCAACCAGTGGGTTTTGCCAAGAAGTTAAGTCACCGGGGCTGCCGCCAACAAAAACAGGTGGGTTTTTTGTGCACCAGTCC